TAAAGTGAAATTATGAAACAAATACCCGAGGCAACATCAGACCAAGTACAAATAATCAGCAACGGTAAACTCACATTTTACCTAAGCGAAAAGCGAATAGGACTGGACACTGGCTTCCAGTTCTTTTCTATTCAGGGGGCAAATCAATACTGCACCAAGCAAGTCGGCATCATCAGGTGCCAGATAATCAACGGTACAATCAAGACCGTATCAGACTTTTATAGCCACGCCGATAACAAAGTCATACTGAAGAGCTCACAGAAGAGCTGGTTCTTTGACGCCGTCGAACGACTCGACCCTAAACCACCAGTCATCGCCGTCGAGGACACGGCTATGGCTATCCTACTGGAACCAGAAGCGACGACCGCTACCCCGTTACTAACTACTTTGATGGCAGTTGAGATATAATGGAAGGTAGCAGTATGGAAGAGTTGCACCTGCAGGCCGAAGTCATCGAAGTCAAGAGCAAGAAGACAGCTTCACTTGACGTATCGTACCGAATAGTCCTGCAGACTGACGACCCGAGCATACTAACCCTAGCGGCCTTGAACGGCGACACTATGCTAGACGTAACACTAAGGATAGCGAAATGACCAAGGCGAAAAGCAAGCTACAAACTAAAACAACTACAAAGCAAGTTGTGAAGAACTACAAGAACGGTAGTCCAAACCCGACAGGCAAGGGTGGCTTTGCTAATAACCCTCAGAACCGCTCAGACGGTCGCTGGAGTGCCGAGGACTCTATCAGCTACCAGTACAAGAAGCTGATGCGGATGACACTGGCTGATATGGCTAAGTGGTACGAAGATAATCAGGACACGATAACCGTAGCACAGGATATTGCCTACGGACGTATCAGAGCCGCTAAGAAGAGCTTGCTAGACGCCAAAGAGATAACGGACAGAACTGAAGGCAAGGCACCTATGTTCATCGGCGTCGGTGGCACGGAAGACTATAGCAAAATCTTGGTTGAGTTTATTGACCACCAGACTGACGTCGAGTAGCGATGGAACTGTCTCCCGAGCGTGAACTGGTTGCCAGTCAGAGCCGAGAGTATATCCAAGCCTTGATTGCCCGAACCATTATCAGACAGACGGTCGCCCTGCCGTCAATAATCGTAGGACGCCAACGTGGACAGCCCAATCAAAATACAAATACCTAGAGAGTATAAACCGCTGTTCGATACGGACTGGCGTCACCTGCTGATACACGGCGGTCGCTTCAGCCTGAAGAGCCATACGACAGCCAGAGCCCTACTGCTACGGGCTCGGCAGAGGAAACTCCGAGTGCTATGTGGCCGAGAGTTCCAGAACAGTATCGAAGACTCCAGCTTGCAACTGTTGACCGATCTTATCGCTAAGTACGGGATGACCGACTACCAAGTCACCAAGACCAGCATCGTCAATACCGTGACAGGTAGCGACTTCCTGTTCAAAGGTCTCCGCAACAACAGCCAAAGCATCAAGTCCATTGAAGGCATCGACATTGCCTGGATAGAAGAAGCACAGACTATCTCGAAGGAGTCTATTGAGATACTGACACCGACTGTCCGTAAGCCTGGCAGTCAGCTGATATGGACGTTCAACCGCCTGACTGAGCTTGACCCTGTCTATGAGACGTTCGCTTTGAAACCAAGGGCTGACGCTGTCGTGCTGTACCTGAACTACGACATTGCAGTCAAATACGGTTGGTTGCCAAAAGAGATACAGAACGAAATCGAGTATGACCAAGAGAACAACCCTGAACTGTACCAGCACAAGTGGCTCGGTCAGCCTATCGCTCAGACGAACAACAGCATCATCCCTCGGACTGCCCTGCTGGAAGCGATGAACCGTGACGGCCTAGCGGACGGGGCTATTGAAATCGGCGTTGACATAGCACGGATGGGAAAAGACCGAAGCGTCTTCTGGAAGCGACAGGGCTTGAAGACTATCGCTACCGAGCAACATACCAAACTACGGCTGAACGACTTAGCTGACCGCTTAGAGGGCTTTGCGGAGCTGGACAAGACGATACTGCTCAAACTTGATGATTCGGGTGTAGGCGGCGGCTTGACTGATATTATGATACAGAGGGGTTATAACGTGATGGCTATCAACTTCGGACAGAAGCCGATAGACCCTAATAAGTACCCGAACTACATCTCCGAAGCGTGGTTCCACCTGCAATCAATTATGGAAACGGTCAGTCTACCCCGTGACAACGACCTGATGATGGAGTTATCCACAAGGCAGTGGAAAATGGACACCAAAGGCCGACGTGTCGTTGAAAGTAAAGACGACTACAAGAAGCGTGGCTATCGAAGCCCTGACCTTGCCGACGCCTGCATCCTGGCTTATTACACGCCACAGTACCCCGTCACTGACTGGGCGAGCCCAATCTTCTGAACCACTTGACTATTCATAGTTGATGGTTGCTCATACGCTATAATAAAGATATACAACTAAGACAGGACTATCAGCTTGAAAGACAACCTAATCACCCGACTGTTCAGTCAAACAAAAAGCAAATCCCTAGCGACGGACTTGGCCGACCAGTCATTGTTAGGCTGGCGTCCTGCAGGCTCAACCCTACGCCACTATGAGTCCAACCAGTATGAGAACGGCTACGCTTCCATCCAAGCCATCGTCAAACGCTTCTGGAACGTCATCCCTTACGCCATCGACGAAAATGGCAAGCCACTAGAGAACCAGAACATTATCAACGTACTAGCCCGACCGAACCGTGATATGAGTGGCGTTGACTTCCGTGAAGCCCTAGCCGTTATGACGCTAGTCCACGACCGAGTCTACATCCGTGTCCACCACCGAGGCACCAGACTGACCGAGCAATCAGTTGAAGGCTTTACGTTCCTAGAGGGTGTCACTGAACTCAAGATTGATGGCAAGATAACCTACCGAGCAGGCACTGAGAGCTATACCACCGACGAAGTCATCGTCATCAAGAACGTCAACCCTTACGATCTATCGTCTGGCTTCTCGGCCGCTCGAGCCGCTACCAGATGGACACGCTTAGACGACTACATCGCCGACTACCAGTCTGGCTTCTTCGAGAACGGTGCCGTACCAGCAGGCCAGTTCGTCATTACCGCTCCGACCGCTACCGAGTACAAAGACATCGTCCGCAACTTACAGGCTAAACACCGAGGGGCTGGCAAGAATAACAATGTCACTTATACCTACGCTCCTATCGACCCCGTATCAGGCAAGCCAGGCCAAGCCGCAATCACTTGGGTGCCGTTCAACAACACGAACAAAGACTTAGACCTGAAGAACCTGTTTGAGCAGGTCAACAAAAAGATTGACAGCACTTATGGCGTACCGTCCAGCATCCGTGGCGTCAATGATAACAATACCTATGCTTCCGTCCGAGTTGACGAAACTATCTTCATCGACCAAGTCGTCCGTCCGTTCGCTACTAAGATATGGACTCGCTTCACGCACGAACTGAACCGTATGACCAGCGGTCTCGGTTACGCTGTCACGTTTGAGATTGACACGCCACACATCGCCGAAGAAGAGAAGCTGGAAGCCGAACGTAAGCAAGTTGAAATGACTCTGCTGACAACTATGCTCGACCGTGGCTTCACGCTTGGCTCTATCGTGGACAGCTTTGAGTTATCCACAGCCTACAAGACGCTGAAAGCCGACCCGAACTTCGTCGCACCCTCGGCTCCTGTCGCTCCTGCAATCATCGCTAATGACAAACCTGAAGTTGATAACGGTGATGAGGTAGAAGACGCTCCAGCAGGCTCTAAAGCCGTCACAATGACCAAGGTTATGAGTGAGACCGAACGGACAACTTACGAAGAACGTATCGGCACAGCAGTCCGCCAGTTTATGAGTGACCACATTGAAGCCACCATCAAAGAACTGGACGTCGTTGAAAGCAAAGCCATCGGCCTTGTCAGCAACGATATGAACCTAGCCTTCGCCACCAGCCTATACGATGTCATCATCCCTGCAATGATTAGCAAGGGTATCATCAGCCAACAACAGGGCATCGCTCTCTTGGCCGCTCAGGGTGCCGCTGTCGGTCAGCTTGACCCGTTCACCCTATCCGCCGAACAGTCCGCCTTATACCGCCAGTACCTCAAGTCAGTCGCTGGCAGTTACAACGATGACACCGCCAACTCTATCCGAGCCACGCTCAAAGCCGCTCAGGAAGGCGACCTGTCAGCCTACGAAATCAAGAGCCGACTACGGGGTATCATCAACACTGACGAATACCGTGTCCGCCGTTTAGCTATCACTGAGACCAACCGTATCGGTGGCAAGGCTTCCGTCTACGCTATGGAGAATATCCAGAACCAGACAGGCGTCCGTATCAGCAAAGTCTGGCAGACTAGCGATGGCTCCAGCCCTTGCGAGTATTGTGCTGGCTTACAGGGCAAAGAAGTCGCCGTTGAAGGTAACTTCGCTAAACAGGGTGACTCTATCCAAGGCAACGCTGGCGGTATCTTAGTCAACAGCTTCGTCGATATGGACACGGCTGACGCTCACCCTCACTGCAAGTGCTTTACGACGTATCGGGTGGTACGCTGATGGATGTCAACTGTAAGCATTGCGACCGCTACCTGTTCAAAGCGACAGGTACTGTCATTATTGAGGATATGCCGTGTCCTAATAGCAAGTGCAAGGCTAAACTGAACTACAAGATCGTGTTCAATGACATCAACAAAGACATCCACCACATATTCCAGCACCAAGAGCAACCGCCTAAACCACAGAAGGAGACAAACTGATGGCAAATGAACTACTGGTACGGCGAGGCGGTCAACTTGGACTAATTATCCAACAGGGCGAACCGAGCAGTACCTCAGCGACGATATTCCTACGACCACAAGGCTCAGGCACGGTCATCACTAAGACAGCCCCGTATGTCGCTGGCTTCGCTGACTTGTCACTGACATCCGTCCAGACGGCTATCCTCGGCATCTATGACTACCAGATAAACGAAAACATAACAGGCGAAAGCCCTATCAAGTACCCTGACCCTGTCAAGGGCGACAACTGTATCTTCCCAACACTAACAATATGTGAAGCACTGGACGTATAACCACTATGGCAACTATCATACTGAACCAAACCGACAACAGCATTACCCTAAAACAGAACACGACTACTCTGCAACTGCTTCAGGTTGGCCGACGTGGTCTTCAGGGCGTACCTGGCGAGGCTTCTCCAGAACTAGCCGCAACTAAGCTCGACAAAGTCGGTGGCACAATCAGCGGTAACTTACTTGTCCAGGGCGAACTCCGCTCAACGACCTTCGTATCTGACGTCGCTGGCCGTCCTATGTTCCTGAAGACGACCAGTGCCTCTGACCACGTCCTGACTGCCTACCTAGCTAACCCTGCAGGTGGTGGCCTACCCTACGCTGGTGGCTTGAACAACACGGCTGGCAACTTTGTCTCCGAGAACTTCAACAACTCGACCATCTTCGTAGCAGGTGCCGAGAAGAACCGTGGCACAGTCAAGATAGCTCACCGTGGCTTCTCTGACGGCTCCGACGCTTCAGCCGCCGCCTTATCCATCGACCTACAGACTCAATACAATTCAGTCAACGAAGCCATCACAGGCACTGGTACGGCCGCTCAGGGTATCTACATCACATCGACGACCGACGTAGGAGCCACTGGTATCGCTGGTGCCATAATGACTGTCCGAACTACGACTGGCAAAGACGACTTCATAATCAAAGGCAACGGCTACCTACAGCTTGGAGCTGGTATCGGCTCAGTTGCTCAGGCTCGCTTCGACGTTCGCCAACCAACGACAGGTCTAGCCACTCACGTCCAACAGACGACTGGTAACACGGGCGACACCTCAGTCTGGAAGGACGCTAACGGCACTGTCCGTCTTCGTATTGATGGCAACCTGAACTTAGTAGCCACACGATCTATCTATGCCGTCATCGGTATGCAAGTCGGCGGAACCAGCACGACCTTCGGCTCTGGCTCAGGTATCTTCGGGCTGACTAACGCTACGACCGTACCGACAACCAACCCTGTCGGCGGTATTGCCCTATACGCTGAAGGTGGCACCCTGAAGTACCGCACTCCTGCAGGACTTATCCACACCCTAAAGCAAGCTGAAGCAACCTTCAGTGTCGTTGACTACGGTGCTATCGGTGACGGTGTCGCTGATGACACGGTCGCTATCCAAGCCGCTATTGACGCCGCCAACCTAGCTGGTGGTGGTACGGTTCAGATACCTTACGGCACGTTCGCTATCACGGCTCCTATCATAATGAAATCAAGAGTCACTCTCCGTGGTACTCACGGCACAGCTTGGCCGTTCCGCTTCCCTGAAGCCGTCTGTCGCATCAAAGCCAAGTCTACCTTCGCCAACGTCGGTGCTGACCAAGGCTTTATTGTTATGCGTGGCAAAGACATCACGCTATCAACTGGTCAAGAAGGCAATATGCGTATCTTCAACCTTGAGATTGATGGCTCGGCAGTCAACCGAACGACTAACACTACGACCAACGGTCTTCACGCTTACGGCGAAGTCTTAGACGTTATCCTACGCAACGTGACCTTCAAGTTTAGCCCTCGCAACGGCATCCGTGCTGAAAAGGGTACTGGCACGATGAACCCTCACGACTGGTACGTTGACCAAGTCACGTCCTATGAGTCGGGCTCCTTCGGCTACAGCCTTATGATGAGCGACGGCTTCTGGCGTAACTCTATCGCTTCCAGCTCGGGCAACTCAGGCTGGTACTTCAACCTTATCGGCAACGTCACGTTTGAGGGCTGTCAGGCTCTCTGGAACATCGGACACGGCTTTGAGTTCCCTGCTGATGGCTTTGTCGGCTACGGTACGCTGTTCAGTGGCTGTTCAACAGATCGTAACGGTCGAGACGGTGTCAACTTCTCAGCTTCTGTCGGTGGTGGTGCCGCTGTCTTCAACGGCCTAGTGCTGAACCGAGATGGTCGCAACAACAACCTTGGCGGTGCTGGCTACGCTGGCTTCCGAGTCAACGCCGCTGACAGACGGGTATCAATCTCTGGTCTATCGGTCGGTACTGGCAAGAACGACGACGCTACTGGTGTCGAGTCGCCACAATACGGTGTCTCAGTCAACGGTGCCGCTTATGTCGATATATCCAGCGGTATCATCAAGGGTATGACCGAAGCCATCTTTGACGGTGGCACTAACACTCAGTTCAACGTCGCTCCTGCTGTCAACCGTATCAATGTCGTCGCTGGTGTCGCCACGGTGTCCTATGGTTCGCCACTGACAACCCTTGACGGCAAGATGACTTGGAACGATGGCACTACGCCAGTCGGTGATGTCAACCTATACCGCTCACTAGCTGACCGCTTGAAGACTGATGACGCCTTCCACGTTGCAGGCAACCTTGGAGTCGGTGTCGTACCGTCCGCTAACCACAGCGTCAACATCGAACAACCGAACGACTGGCATAGTTTACAAATGGTCAACAGCTTGGCGACTGGTAACGTCAACTCTTCTCACGTCCATATGCAATCAACGACCGCTGGCTCTTTGGCTATCACTAGCCGTATGGCTGTCGATACTATCAACCGCTATGCTATGACCGTCACAGGTGCTATGGCTTGGGGCGATGGCACAGCTTCCCGAGACACGTCACTAAGCCGTACTGGTGTCGCTCAACTGACTACTGGCGGTAGCTTCTTCATAAGCAACCCGAACACGACGACTTCTCTACTGGTCACGCCAACTGGTGTCACTTCAGCTTCGACTTCAGCTGGTGGAGCTATCCGCTTAGACAACAGTAGCAATACTGGAGCTGGCTTCATCCTCTACAGCAACGCTGGAGCCTCTACAGGCCGTCTGATGAACATCCGTGCCAACAACACGTTATTCAACCAAGCCGCCTTCCACGTTGACTATGCTGGCACAGCTAACGCTTTTGAAATCAGCAGTACGGCTACGACCGCTTCCAGCCAGGCACTGAACGTCGTCTCGACCAACCCTCTGAACACGACTGTCGGCATCAATGGTGCAGAACTGAACCGTGGCACTTTGAAAGTTGTCCACACGGGCACAGGCACCGACGCCACCGCTTCAGCTATCTCTATCGACTTAGCTGGCACGGGCACCGCTTCACAGGGCATCTTCCTAGACGCTACCAACGGCGGAACGACAGGCGACCTGCTGAAAATACGCAACAACGCTCTCAACCGCTTAGTCCTGACTGCCGCTGGCAACCTGACCTTGGCTGGAACTGTCACAGCGACCAACTTTTCAGGCAACAACACAGGCGACCAGAACTTAGCCCCATATGCCCTTAGCTCTTCACTGGCAACCGTGGCAACGACTGGTTCTTACAACGATCTATTGTCAAAGCCTGACTTGTCCGCTCTCAGCGACATCTTCCAAGCTCCGACCTTAGCTGGCTTCCCTGCAACTGGCGTGACCAACCGAGTCTACATTGCCGAAGACACTGGCTATACTTACCGCTGGAACGGCACGACTTACGCTCAACTAACTGACCAAACTGCTATCTGGGGGCAAATAACAGGTACGCTTACAAACCAAAGTGACCTCTCTAGTGCTCTGGCAGGCAAAAGTGCCACGTCGCACAATCACGTTGCCACTGATACGACTGACTTCAACGAAGCTACTGACGACCGTGTCAACGCTTTGATAGTCGCTGGTACGAACATAACTAAGGTCTACGATGATGTCGCTAACACCCTGACTATCAACAGCGTCACACCTGCTACCATCGGTAGTTCCCGAATAGAGTCAAGCGGACTGATAACTGGTGGCGTCCTGTCTATCGGCACACCGACCAGCACGTTCAGCTATACCCGAGTCCGAGGTATCGTCGTTGACCGTACTGACCCGAACGCTCCTGTCTATACTGTCGTAGACTCACCAGCTATGACCAACGTCGCCGTCACTAACCTAGCCTCGGCTGATACAAGCTACTTGATGGTCAACAGTGCAGGAACATTACTTCAGCAGACAACACCAGCCACAGCCGCTCAACGTCGGTCTAACATCGTACTAGGACGGTTAGCTCACGGTAGCCGAACCAGTATCACGGCAACAGCGGCAACCGTTACGCCTGCCACGGCTCCTAACTCACGCATCACCGACATACTTGACTTCTTCGGAGTAGTCAAAAGCGGTCTAGCCATAACAGCCAGGACTTCGCAAACGACACCAAAACAGCTGGTAGTCGGTGCAGGTATGATGATGACTGATGGCATAAACAATGACGGAGCTTCGTTGACTCAACCAGACGTCCAGAGCTATGCCCTTCGTGACCCTGTCAGCTTCCGAACAGGTACGCAAACTCAGACAAGTATCGGCGTTGACATAACTCAAGTTGACGTTGCTAACTATGATGTCGGCGGTACTGTCACGGCTATCCCGAACCCTGCCCTTAGTACCAACGCTACCAACCTCAGAGTCTACGCCTTCACAAGTAGTCCGCTCCGTGTCTTCTACGGTCAAACAGTCTATAGCAACCTTGCGAACGCTGTCGCCGCTGTCAATACGGAGAACTTCGTCGTCAACCCTAACGTACCAGGCCGAGCCGTCTTGCTCGGTACTATATCCGTCCGAGATAATGCCACCAACCTGACTGACCCTGCTCAAGCGGTCTTCACTCAAGCTGGTCGCTTCGGAGACACTGGCACGACTGGTGGAAGCTCTGGCTCAAGCCTGACCGTTCAGGAAGAAGGCACTAGCCTGACAGCCCGACCGCTATTGAACTTCATCGGTGCCAACATAACGGCGACTGATGACAGTGCCAACGGACGAACTAACGTCACGATCTCAGGCTTGGCAACGACCACGTCAGTCCAAGAGCGTAACATCGAAACTAACTGGACACCGTTTGACTACGCTTGGAAGAGCTGGACATACGACCCTGCTCACGCCGTCAACTCAACCCTGATGATTGCAGGCACGTCCTACGTCACTCGGCTCAAGATAGAGAAGGCTCAGAATATCGCCGCCGTGATAATCAACTTCTCAGGTACGGCCGCCGCTGGTCTGACTAACGCCTACGTTGCCCTCTACCAAGGTGGTAGCCTGTTAGTAACCAGCCCGAACCAGTCAACCAACTTCCAGACGACAGGACTCAAGACAGTCACCTTCACAGCGGCACAAGCGGTCACAGTCGGTTACGTCGATGTGATGATATGGATAGCCACAGGCACGACGATGCCAACAATGGCACGGTCAACAGGCCAAGGTGCTTCACTGGTCAATGGTGGTCTACCTGCCGCTGACTTACGCTTCGCCACGACAACTTCCAACACGACAGCGACCGCTCCAGCCACGATGCCGACCAAGGTAGCTGGCGTCAACCCTTGGTGGATAGCTCTGTCCTAGACTATAATAAGAACATAACTAAAACCCGAGGAGCCACTATGGAAGACAAGACAATCGACATCAAAGACGCAACCACTGAACAGCTAAAATCAGTTGCCTTCGATATGATACTGGAGCGTGACCGAGTCAACGCCAACTTAGACGCTATCGGCCGTGAACTAGAAGCTCGCCTGAGCCCCGTAGAAGCCGACGTGACGCCTGATACGGCTCCGACTGCTAAAAAGCCCAAGCTATAAACCAGTCACCAGTTGATACGGTATAATATAGATAGAACGAAAGATGGTAGATGCTCACTTGAGATGTCAATATCGGATGGAGTTCGACACAAGCTAATCAGCAAGGAAATAAATCAATGGGAAGTACCACCGCACAACAGCCAGCCACGAAGTCAGTCTCAACACTGATAACGAAGGCTGTCGTCGAAGGTGAGAAAACCGTTCGTGCCATCGTCTCCGCTCCAACAGTGGACAGAGACTTTGATATTGTTGATAACGCCAGCTTACGACTACCGCTCAAAAGTGGTGGAACGATAGCCGCTCGAGACCTCACAGGTTCCGAAGAGCTTGATATTCCGTGGCTGATTGACCACGACTTCTCTGTTGAGAACGTCATCGGTTCAGTCAAGTCCGCCAAATTGAACGACAGCCAAGAGCTAGAAGTTATCTTCCGCCTGTCCAGTCTAGCGAAAGCTCAGGACGTCTACACCCTATTAGAAGAAGGTCATCTCAACAATGCCTTCAGCATAACCTTCAATGATTATGAGTACATTGACGGGGCGATCTATAACGGTGAGATACTTGAAATCTCGGCAGTCTGGCGTGGTAGCAATAAAGACGCTCGGCTACTCGCATTGTCAAAATCCCTTCAAAAAGGAGAGTCTATGGCAAACGCCAAAGAACTAGAGCTTGACGCCAAAGCTAACAAAGTGGATGAAACCGCTGTAGAGCAACCAACCGTAGAAGCACCGAAGACGACTGACGAAGTCGTGGTTGCAGAAGCCGTTGCTCCAGAAGTATCAGAAGCCGTACAGCCCGAAGCTGAACAGCCCGAACAGGTTGTCGAACCGCCTGCAGTAGAAGCACCAGCCCTAGTGGAAACACCAGCCGCTGAAGTTCCTGCCGAAGACGACGCTACCAGCAAATCAATAAATAAGGAAACCTCTACTATGAGTAAAACCCAAGAAGTCGCTATCGAAGGCGTAGTTGCGAAAGCACCTAGCGTTATCGAACAGCCAACAATGAGCAAAACGCTCGACAAGAACGCTATCCGTAAGAACTTTGTTCTTCAGGTCGCTTCAATCGCTTCCAACGACGACGCCGCATTAGCTGGCTTCAACAGCAAAGCTATGGAACTAGCTGGTGTCGAAAGCAAGGTCATCGACCGTGCTTCAGGTTCAGCTCTGTTTATGAGCCAAGTTGTCGCTGACGACATCCAAACTGAATACACCAACCTCGGTCGTGTAGGACAGTTGGTTGACCGTGTTGACATCAATGGTGCCGAAACTTACAAGATGCTTGTAGAAGCAAAAGGTACTGGCTTCGCTCCTGTCGCTCTTGGTGGAACTAAAGCCCAAGACCAACCAATCTGGACACCTAAGACTTTTGAACCGTTCGAGTGGGCTATTATAGTGCCTTGGTTAGACGGTGTCGCAAAGCGGACTCCAATCGCTGTATACAACCAGCTTGTCCGTTACATCGCTAACGAATACGCACGTTTAGAAGACAAGGTCATCATCAGTTACGCTGGTGGAGTAGTTGGTGGCGAGACTCGTCCTGCAACTGGCTTAGTACCTGTCTTGACTGCCGCCGCTGGCGACCGTGTCGTTGCCTATGCTAACTACACAGCTGCCGCTGTCGTAGCCGCTTTAGGAACAGCTTACGGTTCAGTCGAAAGTGATGGTGCTATCAGTGTCATTACTAACCGCTCAACCTGGGCTAAATTAGCTACTTCAGCTGATACCGCTGGCCGTCCTATCTTCACCGTAACTGGTGAGCAGGTCTCAGCTGGTGCTCTTGGCACCTTCAACGTAGTTCTGTCTCAGGAAGTTCCTGCTGACCGTATCATCGTTGGTGACTTGTCCGACTACTTGCTAGTGACCCGTGGTGGCTTAGAAACCCTCTACAGTCGTGAAGCAACAGTTGGTGCTTTGAACCTGTTTACGAGTGACGCTTCGGCTCTTCGTGCAGACGCAAACATCACTGGTGGCGTCAAGAAACTAAGTAGCTTTGTTCTTTTGAGCAAGACAGTTACGGTCTAAGCAATAACTAACGGAAGGGAAACGCCTGAACTATGACACCTGAAATACTGACTGCCCTACTCGGGCGTTCCCTAACGGGAGTCGAGGTCACTAACCTG